GCCCGACTTCTTCGACCTTAGCCGCGTGTTCCGCCCGGCCGACCGCATCGGCGACACCCTCAAGAAGGTCGCCGAGGCGACCCCCGAGGTGCGCCTGTCTGCGGTCCTGGGCGAGGAGTCGGACGCGCTCGCGCTCAAGGGCGCCGCGGCGCAGAAGCTGTCCGACATCGACAAGGTGATCTGCGGTGAGCCGATCGCGTCGAGCCGCATGGCCCCGGACGAGCGCTCGTTCATCGTCAAGCTCAGGGAGCACCTGGCGCCCAAGCTCGCAGGCGCGCCGGGCATCGGCGAGCGGGGCCTCGAGCGCTGGCCGCTCGGCGAGGTGCTCTCCGCGGCGGCGGCGAACGACGTCATGCTCAACGACCGCGAGTTCGGCCGGCTGGCGATGCGGAAGTTCGCGGGCCGTCCCGTCCCGATGACCGACGCCCTGCTCGACAAGTTCGCGGCCGCGGCGCGGTGGTCGCTCGCCGCGTTCGCGGACCGCCCGGACCTGCTCGCCGAAGTCCTCGACAGCGGCGTGCTCGAGTCCGGCAAGATCGCCGCCGAGCTGATGAGCTTCTTCGCGAGCGTCCGCGTGAAGCGGGCGGGCGCCGGCGAGATGCTCTACCGCCGCCTCGTCCCCGAGGGCGTCGGCCTGCGCCCCGACGCGGCGCCGACGACCGACGTGATGCACATCGGGCCCTACGAGACGACGCGCGGCGCGGCCATCGACGCGCACGACGCGGTGACGCGCTCGCACCTGACTCGGCAGATGCTCGGCGGCGGCGCGCTCGCGCTGGGCGGCTACAAGATGCTCGGCGCGTTCCCGGCGCTGCGGAAGTTCCAGCTGCCGCTCGCCGCGGGCGCGGGCCTGTACGGCGCGTCGAAGATCGGCCCGCCGGGCCACTCGATGCGCACCGACGAGGGCTACGCGATCCCCGACATCACGGAGCTGTCGGCGAAGACCGCGTCGATCGTCAACCTCATCGAGTGCGCCGGCGCGCGCGCGCGGCGCCTCGCCGTCGACGTCGGCGGGACCGACACGCTCGACGACGTCGCGACCAAGCTGGGCGCCGCGATCGCGGGCTCCTGACGCGTTTTGTTTTTGAGAACCCTCCCTCCTATCATTCCCCCGTAACGGAGACGGCAATCCATGAAGCTCACGAACGCACTCGCGGCAATCACGGCAGGCTCGGAGAAGACCGCGGCCGCGCCGGCGTCGTCTCCAGCGCCGTCCGCAGCGGCTCCGGCCGGTGACGCGGACGCGCGGCTGAAGCAGGCCCTCAAGGAGGCGACCGCCCCCGAGGCGACCGCGAAGACCGCGGGCGCGACCTCGCCGGTCGAGGACCTCACCAAGATCGCCGCCGACCTCAGCAAGGCCGAGCACGAGGCGATGGCCAAGGAGGCGCAGCTCTACGGCGCCGCGTTGTGCGACGGCTTCATGGCCCGCGCGGCGCAGTACAAGCAGGCGGCCGAGGCGCACGCCGGCGCGCCGACGGCGAAGGTCGCCGAGGCGACGGACGTCTCCTTCGAGAAGTTCGCCGCCGAGAACCCCGACCTCGTCAAGGAAGCCGCCGAGCTGGGCTACCGCTCGACGGTCGCCGCCATCCAGGACCTCCACCAGCGCGCGTACGACGCGGGCTGGAACGCGCAGGTCGAGCAGATCCACAAGCTCGGCTGCGACTCGTTCGTCGCCGGCTTCAAGATCGCCACCGACCTCCTCGCGGAGGCCGCCCGCTAACATCATGCCGAGCGACGCAGACATCATCCTCGCCCGCCTCGGGCGCGCCGCGGCCGAGAAGGTCGCCGCGAACCCGATGCTCGTGCCCGCGCTGCTCGCGGGCGGCGGGGGACTGCTCGCCGGGGGCGCCCTCGCGGGCGGCCTCGTGCACGAGCACGATGAGGCCGCGCGCCGCCGCGCCGGCAACGCGGGCTTCGGCGCCGGCGTCGCCACCGGCGTCGCCGGACCGCAGATCATCGACGCGCTCCACGCCCTCACCCACCGGGGGACCGCGTGAGCGCGATCCGCCACCTCTCGCTCGTCGTCGACGAGGTGCTCGCAGACGCGGCGACGTCGGCGCGGCGCCGCGCCGGCGAGGTCGCCGCCGTCAAGACGGCCGAGGCGCAGCCGCGCACCGAGGTGGGCCGCGCGCTCCACTCGCTCGCCGCCGACCTGCGCGGCGACTCGGGCGACGTCACCTACGCCGACCTCGGGGGGGCCTCGTGAAGCCGCAGGACATGTTCCGCGCGCTCGCCGCAGACCTCCGCAAGGAGGCTCAGCGCCAGAGCGAGATCCGCCGCGACAAGGCCGCGGGCGTGCTCGTGGCGGCGGCGGGCCTCGGCATGCTCGCCCGCAAGCTGGGAGGCACTCGTGGCTAACCTGGTCAAGGTCGCGGCCGTCCTCGAGGCGTTCGCGGATTACTACGAGCAGAACGAGCGCGCGAAGACCTCGGCCGTCGCCGAGGCGCGCGCGGCGCGCATCCAGAAGATCGCGGTCGCCCACCTGGCGGCCCAGGGCGAGGAGCTGTCGGACGTCGTCCGCCAGAAGCTCGCCAAGACGGATGACGCGTCCCTCGACTACGTCGAGGAGCTGCTCAACAAGCAGGCCGGAACGGTGACGCCGCTCGGCGCCGGTGCCGAACCCGACCTCGACACGAAACCCCGGACCGTGAAGGAGGCGGCAGATGCCGCCGACGAGCGGTTCAAGGCCTGGATCCTCGGTCAGTAGCGTTCTCCACGGAGGCAAAGTCAGATGCTCTTGAACACCCTGTTCGACGTACTGCGCGGTTTTCCCCGGGAAGGCGCGATCGACGAGACCTTCCCGATCCACCAGACGACCCCGGGCACGCCGGACGTCTTGCACGCCGGCCAGGTCGTGGCCGTCCAGTCGGACGGCTCGGTCGCGCTGGCCACGACGCCCAACCGGTCGTCGGCGAACGGCGTGGCCACGTGGGTGGTCGTGACCGACAGCACCGACTTCGACGCCTCGTTCGTCGGGAGCGTGACCTGCCTCCGCGCCAACGCGGAGTTCAAGCTCGACCCGTCGACCTTCACCGCGGCCACCCTCGCCATCGGCACCAAGCTGACCTTCAGCGCCGGCCAGTGGGTGACCGCCGCGACCAACACCCAGATCATCGGCGAGGTCCTGGCGAACAACGTCGCCACGGACACGACGATCACCGTCTACTACAGCGGTACCGACACCGCGTCGTTCTAACCGCACCCGAGACCCGAGGAGAAGCACACCATGACCGCCGCATACAAGACCCAGACGGAACAGGTCTCGGCCCAGTTCATCAACTCGAACTTCGTCCGCAAGGTCACCGACGGGCGGACGAAGGAGGCGGAGGCCGAGGGCACCGCCTTCATCCGCCAGAAGCTCCGCCAGGATTCCTTCGCGCGCGAGCTCATCGAGCCGGTCATGCTGGCCGACGACGAGATCGACCGCGACGAGAACACGGACCAGCCGAAGAAGATCGTCGAGAAGGAGCCCGACTCCGTCGCGACGTTCGTGCCGTTCAACGGCTCGGCCCAGCGGACGTGGTTCCGCGGTCGGCGCTTCGCGGTCTACTTCGGCAAGACCGAGAGCCAGCGCTTCACCAAGAACAAGTTCGAGCTGATGACGTACCAGAACGACATCCGCAAGATCCTGTCGGACAACTCCGTCAAGGACATGGCGGACCAGGAGGACACCAAGTTCCTCTCGACGATCAACGCGATCATCGCGCTGAACCCGTCGACCCAGAAGACGCTGTCGGGCACGTTCAACTCGACCGCGTTCAAGCAGGGCTTCCAGGGCCTCGTCAACCGGCTCCAGCCGATCGGCAAGATCCTGATGTCGAAGTCGACGTACTACGAGGCCCTCGACCTGCCGGCGACCAGCGTCGGCAACGACGTGGCGTCGCGGCACTACGACCTCGGCATCGAGGCCGAGGAGAAGCTCTGGGGCATCCCGGTCGTCTCGACGATCAAGCGCAGCATCGTCGACGATGTCGCCGGCGGCACGCGCCGCTCGGCGTACGTGTTCGCGCCGCAGAACTACCTCGGCGTGTTCTTCCTGCTGCAGGACGCGACCCTGTACATCAAGCAGGAGGCCGACATCATCGAGTTCTGGAGCTACGCAGCTCCGGGCATCGGCATCGGCAACACGCTCTCGGTCCAGCGCATCGATTTCCCGTTCGCCTGAGCGGACTTGGGCCAGTGGCCCATGAGACAGTCAGCCCCCGAGTATCGGGGGCTGTTTCATTTGGCCTTCCGGCTTGCTTGATCAGCAGCATTGCAGCATCATTTCAAGATGCCGCTCTCGGCTGAACGGACGCATGCCGTCTTCGGATACATCCTCGAGTCGATTACGCCCGGCATGGCGAAGCGAGTCGTCGCACTGTGTGAATTGTGCGCTTGTGAATTCATCGTGATTCGCAAGAACCTCAACACGACCTGCACGTGTCGAAAGTGCAGTTTTAAGTTGGTGCCGCGGGAACACTACGCACGAGGCGTCGCGCGACGCAAGGCGACCTGTCTAACGACGTACGGACAAGAATCGAAACCCGTCTCCGCGTCCGCAAAGGAGAAGCGGCGGGCCACTAATATGGCGCGATTCGGAGCACCGACACCCCAGCAAAACCCAGTCGTTCGTGCCAAGACCGAAGAGACCAACCTTGCACGCTTCGGGACGCGGCACCCGATCGCGACTTCCGCGTTTGCAGCCAAGGCCCGGGAGACTATGATGCGTGAGTACGGGGCCGCGCATACACTTCAGGTGCCCGAACTACTCACGAAGATGCGAGCAACGATGCTCGCGCGTTATGGTGTGACGAACCCGTCTCGATCACCGATATTGACGGCCAAGCGGATTGAAACGACCTTAACCAAGCACGGAACGCTGGTACCGAGTGGGTATGGCAAGGCGCAGAACGAGATCCTGTGCTTGCTGGACCAGTGGGGTATTCAGAACATCAGGTGTGACTACCGACTAGACAGAACCACGCAAACGCTGGATTTCTACGCGCCGAACGAGAAGCTCGCGGTCGAGTACTGCGGCTTGTATTGGCACAATGAATTGAGTCCGA